TAGCAGGGATTTCAATTTTAGGGATCAACTTAGAAAGGATTACTAAACTTCATTGCTTTCTTGTTCTCTTGCTTTTGCTGCCCAGGTGTTAACGCTCCAGTAGGAAGAGCAGGGCCAGATAAGCCAGGAATCTTAATAGCACCCATTACTTTCTCCATTGCTTTATCTTGAAGCATCTTTTGATTATCCTCATTTGTAATCCATAAATAACCAAACACCCCGCCACCAGTGATTGCTGCTACAAGCACAAAAGAAACTACACTAATAATGTTTAAAACTTTTTGCATGATACAAGAAGCTATTTTTAAAGCTGTAACTCATACAACTCTAATCCTTTTTATGGGATTAGTTGCATTATTACCATTACACCTAATTCTTAGGTTGCAATTAAACCCGTCTCTCTTAAGCGAGCAAGAGCAGCTTCAAGCTTCGCTTCAAGTTCAACGCAATAGGTCAACAATTCTGCATTCGTAGGACTTGCAGCATTACTTATATTCACTGTTCCATCAGGAGTGGGAAGAGTACCGCTACTTGTACTATGTGCTAAATCAGCAACAGCAGCAGGTTGATCAACTGGTGTTGTATTCCAGAACCCGATCTTTTGACCTGTTGCAGTTCCTATCTTTGTTCCTGTACTTGTATTAGTTGCAATGTCAACAGCATCACCAATAGTTAATAAATTTGCATCAATAGAAAATTGTGTTGTTAATGCTCCCGCATCCATCACTTTAAAATTAATTTGCCCATCTTCTGTGCCATCAGAAGCATCAATTATTTTTGCTTCAATTGACGAATACAGAACAGTTTCAGGTGTTCCAGCATCATTCTTTCCTTGCCAAAATATCGTAGATAAAACGTCATTATCTTGACCAGCTCCACTTGCTCCTCGTCTGGAATATAAACAAATATCAGCCGTTGATGCTGCTGAATCGGCACTGTTTTCTATTTGAAAAGAAGTACCAGCAACTGTTGTTGTTAAATGTAAAGGATAAGCAGGAGCTGTTTCATGTATCCCAACTTTTGAATTTGATAAACGAATCCTTGAGGCAAGTGTTCCACTAGCTGATGACATTAGGTCAAGGATGCCATCCTCTGAACCATTAGTTACTGTTCCAATTGAGGCAACGATTGAGGCATAATCGTGAGCGTTACCACCTGAATCCTCACCTCTATAAGAAAGGTTTCCTAAACTATCAGAATTTGCAGGGCTGGCAGAATTACGATATAGAACAAGATCAGGAGCAGTATCAGTTCCTGCATCACTATTTTCAAATATGATCTGATCAGTTGTATCTGAACTAAATAGATGAAGTTGTGCTGCTGGTGTTCCTGCTCCTAGTTGTAATCCACTTGATTGAAATGATCCAACTAAAGTTTGGTTGATAGAAACAGAAAGAGTATTTGCAGCAGATCTATAAAGACCTGTTACCCCACTATCAGCCGTCCAAGCTAAAGAAGGTATCGTGTTACTTCCTGACGGTAGGTTTCTTAATAGCGTTGTATATTGAATCTTTTTATTCTTAGCCGAGTTTGATGACTCGCTAGTGTCAATAATTGGCAGAACGTCGTCACCAGCAGGGGCTGTCAGTTCAGTTAATGCCGTAACTTTGCGATCTGCCATTTTTTACTTTTAGTTTAATCTGTTTTTGGTTCAGATTCAGCAATTATTTTTTCTAATGTTCTTACGATTGCTTGGTCTTCTAAAAGTGGTTGCGTTAATTTCTGCCCTTCTTGCTGAAGCTTTTTAATATCATCTTGTATTTTTTGTAAGCTTGCTAAATTTGCATCAAGCCTAGTTTTTGCAGCTTGCAATTCGCTTTCTTGAGTTGTCATATTTATGAAGGTGTAGCGTCTTTGTTAGCAATTAAAAAGGCTGTGTAATCAGCTTTAACCGTTCCAACATTCCAGGCACTTTCTGCAATTGCCTTTACATCAGCGTCCTCAGAACTCAAATCAGTTTCGACTAGGGTGTCTTTGTCTGATCCTGAACCCCCTTTTAGTATTCCTGGTGTTAATACTTTTCTATGAAAGGAACGAGAAATCTCTTTACCGTCATCTTTTATAATTGTCGCATTTCTGACCTGTACCGACCATCTGTTAACGATCTCTATTTTATCGTTCTCTTGTGTTTTAGTTAATGCCATTTAAGGAAGCTCTCCGAGCTAAATAGGTTTATGGCGTAGTTTTGAGACTTGCTAACGGTCTAAATAGTTAATCAACTTGATAACAGCCACTTATTAAGACGTGTTTAGCACTCATTTGTGCATTTGTCTGCATTGCATCGTTGATGAAAAAATTAACTTGCGATGAAGTAGCACTAAATTGAACGACGAAATCTCCACCCGGAGTGGCTGTTCTTCCACAAGCATAAGAGTGAAACTGAGAACCCTTAACAGCCCAAGGCAAGGGGCCAACCTGAGCATTTGCTGAACTGCTAGTCGTTGGGAAAGCGAACCATGCTTGAATAAATACCAAGTGTCCGATTCTTATATAAGTAGACATAGTGTTACTTATAGTTAAACCTTGCGCACTACCATCTGTAGGAGTCCACACCCCACGTTCGTAATGATCAAGGACTTCATCGCCTGAGACTGCAGATGGGGTGACTCCTGAAGCACTACTTGTTGTTTGAGCACTAAAATCAATACCGTGACCACCAGTTCCTATTACTAGGTCTCCGTCAGCTATTTCAAAGTTTCCAGTACTTCCTTTTACTGTCATTAATGTTACGTCATTAACTTGTAAAAACACATCTCGATTTGCGCTGCCTGCGTTTATTTTTAAATCATTACCAGTTTTACAACGTAATTCGTTTAAACATTCAATTGTACCTTCCACGTCTAAGGTTTCACTAGGCGCATTTGTGCCTATACCTATTCGATCATTTCCAGCATCGACATAAAATAAATTAGCCTGTGTATCACCTTCAATCCTAAAATCAACATCTGCACCGCTTTCATTAAAGACAGTTGCAGCACCTAATTCAAGCCGTTCCGTTCCACCTGTTGAAATATTAAAAGTATCAGCCGCACTAGACCATATTCCTGTATTTAAATCATCTCTAAAAGCAAGACCAGGAGTTGCTTCTGCCCCGTCCTCCATTGTCAAAGTTCCGTCTAATTGTAATATTTCAACCCAAGCATTGTTGTCACCGTTTCTAATCTTTAAAATGCCGTTTGTAGTATCGGCCCACCACATATAGGCAAATGTTGTGCTAGGAGCAGAAGTGGACGAGTTATTCGATACAATTGCTAAAAGTACATTATTGATATCAGCTCTTACTGCACTTCCAGAGGCGTTTGCAATGTTATAGTCGTGTTGAGACATAATCTAGTGATAGCAAGGGGTTTTGAGGAATAAGTTAGGACTCTTCGGCCCCGTAACCGTTGGCAACATAACCAAAGTTTCGATCTTGACTTGCTCCACTAGAATTATAGAAGTGGATTGTAAAGCCAGTTCGACTTTCGCTAGTAATTGTATAATAGTCACCTGTCGCCATATTACTTGCAGTAATCGTTAGTTTTGGTGTTTGATAAAAAGCATTTGTATATGTAACTGCTTTTGCACCTGCTCCTGAAGCAAAGGAATTACTCTCTGTTCTTGAATCAAATAATAATTCATAGCCAAGCTCATCAATAATTGGAGTTTGGTCTTCACTTGCAGAAGATAAAACACATTTAAATTGAAAAGCTCGGCCTGTATATCTTCCTGTTTCCATCTTGACCCAATCACCAAAAGTTGTATTTAATTCTTGCTCTAACTTGTCGCCATCTTCTAGTAAAATATGATCACTATCCTCTGTGTCAAAATCACCAACAGCAGGAGCTACATTACTAGTTCTAAAATAAATATCTGCATCTGTTTCATCTGCTAAAGTCCCATCAAAGTCGCCCCATCTATCGATAATTTGTATTCTGTCATCAAAAGTATCGTTAGGAAATAAACCTCTAGTTGTTAATATTCTTTTAAATACAACACTAAATTTTCCACCTAAATCTACATAATTATTAAAGTAATACGTTCCTTCTGTATGTAACAATCCCATAAAATCCCAAGATGTCATATAACTGATTGCCACCCCCCAATCATCAAGAGTGTATATACTACCTAAAACTAAACCGTCAAAAGCATCAGAATAAAAAACTTTGTCCCATTGTCCTGAGAATGGTGGACTGTCTTGATCTTCTCTCCTAGTTGACTGAAGAAGACGTGGAAGTGCATCAGCAATGTTAATAATTGCACTAACAGCATTTGCACTTTTACCACCATTTTTATCCTTAAATTTGACAAGATATTCTCCATTAATTAATGGTAAAACAGCATAGTTTGTATTAGCTTCTACCTCTCTTAATAACGTTGAATCTGACCATGTTCCTGTCCCATCAGTCTTAGAAGAATGTCGAATAATTACTGTTAAATCTGAAATATTGCCACCCCATGAAACAGGGACACTCCACATTAAATTTCCTTCGTCATTAGATGTTGGATGAATATCGACTTGATGAGGATCAGGAGGTAATGGAACTTCAACAGTGACCTCACTACTTCCACCTGTTGAAGTAGGGAATGGAATCGTTATGTATTGCCCTGTGAATCTAGACCTGCGATCATTTAAAGGCCATTTAGAAGCAACAGCAAAACCTAAAGATGTTCCTGGGTTTAAATTATCAATATCAAAGGTGCTTGCGCTTGTTTCAGTAAAAACCCAATCATTAGGGTTAGATCCACCTTTAACAGCAACATCAAATACTGTTGAAGCCCCACTTAATCCTCGATTCCAGCTCCACGTGATCCTGTTAACAGTATTATTATTTATTCTTACTTGAGAGAATGACCAATTTAAATTCGTAGGAGAAGCCGGACTAGCATTAAAAAAACTAATTGATTTTTCTTGTATTCTTGTCTCATTTGATAAATCATCAACTGACTCATAAATTGAATCATTAAACTGTGAAGCTGTAATCGTATAAGTCCCATCACCTTGCTCATCAACTGCTAAACATTTAAATTTCTGAGTATCAAATAAAATAACAGTATTGAAAGACCAAACTGATTGAGCTTGTGGTGCTTGGCTAAAAGCTTCTGTTGTTGCAACATTGCCAGAGACAGAACTAATTTTTTGACTTTCAGTAGTTCCATCAGGAAAAACACAAGTTAAATATCCACCTTGCATTCCTGCTGCTGAGGCATCTAATGTGATTGCAGTAGTTGTTGCGCCTGTTGCTATACGTCCTGATAATCTATTACCTGCTCTTAATGTATCTGCTATTTCAAAAACTTGACCAGGGAAAACAGCAATGCCTTCAAGTCCAACTGAAAAACTAACAACTTCTTGATCTAATTCTTCTACCTTCATCATCCATCTGCCTAATCGTCTTGCTGCCCATTTCGATGAACATCCAAACGCTGTAATATTTTTTATTTGATAACCGTATTTATCAATTAATGATTGATCTTCAACAATAACAAAATTAGGTTTATAGAAATTTTCTGGATCATTATATTGAACTTTGACGGATGTACTACGAGTTTTCAAAGAAGAACCAGCATAATTAAATAATCCACCAATAACACTTGAATTACTATAAAGATGAACAGGTGAAACATCTGTTCCATCTAAGTTTCCATGATCTGCTGCGACTTGAATTGTATTAGAAGACCAGAAAATCATGCCTCTAAAAATAGAGGCTAAATCACGAATTAAATTATGTGCAGAATTTTGACTACCAATAACTGTATTAATTGCAAAACGTGGTTCTGTTCCATCTGGTGTTGTTACTAACTGATTTGCATATTGAGCTAATGGATAAAGATCAACCCAATTCAAAGAACTTTCTGCAATAAAATCACCTGCACCCCATGTTTTGTTTGTGCAAAGCGCATAAAAAATACAAACAGGGCATGTTGTCCATCTGCTGACTAATTGCCCATTAAAGTTTGCATCTGTTGGAAAATCTAAACTGCCATCATCACGTACATTTGCATTATGAGGTGTCGGTACAAGTAAACCTTTGATTTTATATGCTCTATTTGGTACTTGAGGGAATGTACGAGATGGTAAACCCATCCCAACTACAGCCGTATGATTGTAGTTGATATGATTATGAATTTTTTCAGAAATACTTGTAAGAAAAACCCTGTTGCCACGATCAACTGCAATAGGTTGTTTCTTTAATGTTTCATCTGTAAAGTCTGTATATTTAATCTCAAAATCATCTTCACCATTAACTTTTTTTTCTACTTTTACTTCATATGGTTGATCACTTGAAATGTTAATCCAAGGTGTTTGTATTTGATAATCACCGATAGAAATTCCTTCAATATCTTTAGCCCAAACTTCTGACCAACCTTGCCCTATTGTTCTTGTAGAAACAATAAGTCGAACAATTGCATTAAATAATTGACCTTTGGCTATTCCTTCTTTTGCCCTAGAAAATAAAGATGGAATTGTAAATGTAAGTTTTACATTGTCGATGTATTGGTCTGTTAATGCTTGTATAACTTGACCACCTCCATAATTCCTATCTATTACTTCATTATTTTCATCTGTTGTTTCACTATAGTTTTCACCTATCTCTTTACTAACAGCTACAACTGTTTGACTATCTATCTCATTTTGATTAAGAAATTGAATCTCTTTTTGTGTTCTTCCTCCTTCTCTAAAATGTAAATCAATATTAGCTTCTTTAGGATCTTCTCCTGGCTTTTCAATTGTTTCTATGAAATTATATTTTCTATTTTCTGGTGTGCTACTTGAATCTTCGACAGGTGTTTCATTTAAATAAACACCTTTCTTCCATCCAACTAATTCTTGTATTGGTCCTTCACAAAGGACATCAACAACTCTAACAATAGAAGTAGATTTTAAGACCATTTGTTTTTAATTAATCTCCTAAAAAGTTGTAACCCATGTAATCAATTCTTAATGTATTAACTTCAGGATCACAACTAACATCAATCAATCTTACATAAACACTATAGTCATCTTTGTGTTCTACTTTAGCAAAACTAAACTCCGTTGCCCATCTGTATTCCTGAGTATTAAGAAGCATCCCTTGGACTGTAAATTGAGTGGTTGCAACATAAGTCCCTGTCGACTGCTCTGTGACTATGATTTGAAACGTAATAAAACCATCAACATACGTTGTATCTGTTCCAATTCCTGATGCTCTGTCATATAACCCATTATCTAATAAAAAAGCCACTTGAAATCGGGACGCATCAAAACGAGAATCAGCAGGAGACTCACCATGTATGTTTCCAACGAATTTAGTTGCTTTTGCAGCATATTCACTGCTTGTTTTACTTAAAGGAACACCAATAGAACCTGCGTCACTATCTCTTCCTGGTGCCCTTAGATAAACAACAGAAGTATCTTGATAAGACCCATCTGCTAGTCCTGATGGAGATCGTGTAGGAATTAGCTGCTCAGTCCAAGTCTTAAGTATCAATCCTTTGCTTAGGTCTTCTCGATTAAATGTTGGTTTTGGTTGTTCTCCATTAACTCTCATTGTGTCAACACCAGGCGCGCCAATCCATTCGCTGAGTGGATCACTTTCATCTGTTACTTCAACTGAAGCTGTAACTGTATGACTTCCAACAATACATTGCCCAAAGACTAAGGGAATAACTGCACCAGCTCCAACTGTATTAACAGGGCCACGGTAGGAATAAGATTGAGAGCCATCCATTCCTCTAATAGAAGATCCTGGGCCTCTGTCACCTGATTGAGAAGCACTTCCTATTATATTTAATGGCTGTTCAGGTTGAGGCGAAAGCATTTGAGCAGTACCACTAAGAGCTAACAAAGCACCAACATTCGCTGTCATCGCACCTACGGCAAAACTTCCTGCTGTTAATCCACCAGTAAAACCAGCACCAGTAAAAGCCAAACTTCCCCCACCTGTAGCGAAAGCTAATCCAATTAATGCTGCTCCTGTTAGTACTTTCCAGAAATTACTACCACCAATGACAGGAGCAACGATCAAATCATTACTACCAAAAGGCAACAACATATCTTCCAATTCAAAATCTGTTCCTGCTTGAACAACCCTATATCCGACACCTCTTTCACCTGATTCCAGTAATTCTTTTTGAAAATCAGGGTGATTAATACATAAAAGTTTTATCGCATCAACAGGAGTACGAAGATTGTAGTACTCATGCACTGCACCGAATTTTTCTCCTAATTCATCTAGGAGTAACACCCGTTGCATATCTAAAAAACGACCTTTGTGCTGATTCTATAGTAAGAGTTAAACGGATTAATGGATACTAAGAAGGAAAAATAGTTATCCACTCATCTTCTGGAATCAAATAAATATGCCAAGGTAATTTGAATTGTGAACAAGCTGTCTGATCTGCTGGACTTGCTTTACCTCCTTTTGGATGTGAATGGATAATTGCTTGAATCTTTCCATTAGCTCTTGCTTTTATATAGTCTCTTGGATCTAAGACAAAGATTTCATCAGACTGATCTGCAATATTACGACAAGGATAATATGTGTTATTAACCAAGACACCACACGCCTCTTTAGGAGTTTCCTCCAACGCATGTGCCTTTGCCTTACATCTGAAGTCTTGCACCTGGGAAGCCTCCAAATGGCAATGGTTGATTTGCCAATACAGTTACATTTCCATAATTATCTATCGAACCAAATCTTTTTTTACAGCTTTCGTGACGATGACCACAAACATCTGCTGCTTCGGTTGTTACTGAATTGTCGTCAATATCAAAATATTTTGTACCTGTATAACCACATGCTTCGCCTTTATATTTAAAAGGGCAATATTCCATAACCTGCCTTTTAGGAAGACGTACATTCGTCAAATCTAATTTTGTTGCCAGTTCAAATGAAATAGCGTTTAAATTTTCTGAAGCAATTCGGTCAATGTACCAAGAATCATCAGCCTCAAAAGTAGCAGTAGGATCGGCTGTTGCATTTGATCCACCTGTAAAATTAGAAGCGTTTAAAAACTTTTTACAAGTACGAACACGCTGAACTTTTGCACCTAAAATATTTATTGTTGTTCCTGCGCTATTTGTTGTTTGAAGCAAGGCAGACATCGCACTATTAGCATTAGCGATTGTAAATGTAGGTCTTGGTAGTGTTCCTGTTGTTGTACGTTTAAATCCATCTATTTCACAAGGAATAGCTTGATAAGTTGTCTCTGTACCATCTGCATGTGTCCCAAATTTTATATCTGCATAAAGTTCATTTGTTCCTGCATAATAATAAAAAACAGAAGTATTAGAATCTAACTCTACGGCCCCATTAGTAACCATTGTACTGACATCTGCATTGTTAATATCTACATATACATGTAATTGAAATAGCTCTATAACTGCTGATGGCTCAAGGCTTTGTATCTGTTCTTGTATTGTTTTAGGTACAACAGTTGTTCTAAAAAAGAACTCTGAAGGGTTTGTAATTCCTGCATAAGATTCACTACCAGAATTATCAAAAGCAGTTGAATCAATTAATAAATAATATTTTGTATTTCCTTCTAAAACTACACTAGGATTAATCGTGATTACTTGCCCACCTGTGCCTGTAACTTGCCCACTTGTTACTGCAATTGTTTCAACAATAGAATCATCTGAATCTTTATAAAGAACAACATTTCCACTTTCTACATCAACTGCTTGATCAAAAACTAAAACAATATTCGTTTCAGTTGAAACATTAATATCACTATTTAAAGGGGTTGAAGATGCCCTTGTTAAGGTTGGAGCCGTCATGCTTCCGCTACCTGTTGAAAGGACGCTGTGATCGTAGCGATACCAGAATAAGGGATATTTTTATCCCATTGCATACAAATATATTTAGAACTTGAAGATTCACCTGGTGCAGTAAAATCAAAGTTTTCTGATCCCGAACGGGCATCAAGGAAGGTCTCTATCGTGTCCGCATCTGCTTCAGAAATATTTTCCCATCGCAAATCTAATACTTTTAAATTTTGATTAATCCCAAAGATAGACCTTTGAGAATAACCTGATCCAAATTGAGCTACACGAACAGCAGGCGCGCTTTTCTTAGAAAGGTTATAGGAAGGATCAATAGAGGGAAATGTTGCCATGATTAAGCACTTAATAAACCACCAGGACGGCGTTGACGAACAAGTTCCTGCTGAACAGCAGAAGAAATAGCTCTACCAAGGTTTCTTGCATCTTGAGCATCACCTTCAACGGTAGAACCTGATGCGTCAACATTAACAACAACTGAAGTACCACCACCACTTGCCTCAACACCTAAACGACCTCCTGCGCCTCTACGAAGGGGCATAATTGCCTCTGGCCCTGCTTCCGACATGAGGCCAATACCATTCTTAAAGGGGAAGATATGAGGAGAAGTTACGACACCACCTTTTGCGAAAGGAACAATTTTGTTCTGAGCGTAGATATTTCCTTTTTCATTCTTCAGTAAATTGCCAAGGATAGGGATACCAGAAAAACTTGACATCATTGCTTGTCTGACAGCGATTCTTGTCAAATCGTTAATAACAGAAAGAGCAAAATCTCTAAAGTTCATCTTTCCTGTCGTTACAAATTCAACCAAACTATCTTCCATCTTTTTAAAGGCATTTACAGTTGCATCTTCAATTTGTTTGGATACATCTTTAATGCTGTCTAAATAAGAACTAGCACCTGCTTTCATATCTGCCCAGACTGATTTACCTGTTTCACCTAATTTTTTTCCTCCTTCAGCAATATCATCTTGCGTTCCATCAATATCTTGAAGAACTCTAAATAAATCAACATTTGCATCA